GATCGACAAAGCCAAGGATCGGCACGTTCACATCATCTAACCAGCATTCAATGCGTTCTTCATCTATTGCGCCGGTAAAGCCGTTTTCTACACAAATATTCACGCCCTGATGCACCATTGCAGGGATAACTTCACGAAACTTCACACGCAGCACATCATCTTCATCCGCCGGATGGAAGTCGAAAGCGATCTGCGCGGCTTCAATGGCTTCATCAATGTCGATGCCGTGGCACACTATTGACTGAACCGCCGTATGCACTGCCGTACCTATCGCAGCACGTTCACCAACGCCAACATCGCGGCGTTCGTCTGATGTTAGATGCAGATAATCAAATATCCACTTGGCCGGTGAGCGTAATAGCTGGCTGGCCGATAAATGGCTAAACCCTGCGCTTGTCCACAATTCACTGATTTCCCGTTTTTTCATAGCAACACCCTAGCGCAGATCGTTCCCAAAGCGCAACAGTTATTTTTTTGCTTTACAGATTAGGGGCTGATGGGCAATGCTAGGCCAAATTGAAAGGGGCTTGCAATGAGTGGAAGCAAATCAAGAAACAAAGGTCGCGGTTACGAATACGAAATTGCAAATGAGTTGTTTCAACAACTTGGCATCAATTTTGTGCGCGAACTTGATCAAACGCGGGAAAAGCATCTTGGTGATTTACGCACCGAAGATTGCAACTTTCCATTTGTGATAGAGTGCAAGCGGTATAAATCCGGCGTGTCGGGTGACTGGTGGGATCAAGTTTGCACCGCTGCGGCCATAGCTGATAAAATGCCGATGCTTTGTTATAGACTTGATCGGCAAAAAACTCGCGTGCGGATGCCAGTGCAAGCGTTGACCTTGCTGGCTGAATATGTGCCAGCCGGTGACATTGCAGAACAGCACGACTGGCGTATGGCGTGCGAAATGGACATTGACACAGCTTGTTATGTAATAAGGGAAATATTATCAAATGGGGCGTAATATGGACACAGTGGGCGACCGCGAATATGTGATGATCTCAAGTGAAACTTGGATTGATGTTAAAGATTTGACCGTTGAGATATTCAAAAGCAAGACGGGCATTGAAGTGCGTATATTGCCGCGCAACAGCGATAATGGCGTTGAGCCTTTGGGCGTGATACGCGCTGATTTTATCGCTTACACCCGCAGCCGCAAAAACGTAATACCGTTTTTCCCGCGTGGCTATTTCAATGATCCAAAAGGGTGACGGGAAATTTCAGCGGTTGTATGAGCAAGGGCGATGCCCGAAGTGCCGCAGCTATGTTGAAATAAAACCGGATCGGTGGGTTTGTCCGGTTTGCAAGCTGGTAACTACAGGAGTGGATTTTGGAAACAGAACACAATCTGAAGATGGAATTGCTGACGATAAGTGATATCGGCACAGCTTGGAAATGTGAGCCGGTGAAGCTGCCGCAGTATTGCCAGCTTGATTTTGCATTAACGCGGCAAGGCAAGATCGAAGCGTTTGCCGAAGTCAAGTGTCGCACGTTTCCGCGTGATAGATTTAAAACGTCACTGATCCATTTGCATAAAATGATGTATGCCAGACAGGTGGCGTTTGAGACCGGCATTCCCACGTTTCTAATAGTGCGCTGGACTGATTACATCGGGGCTTGCAGCTTCAAGGTGGATTTTGCCACCACTATAGGCGGCCGAAGGGATCGCGGCATAGAACGTGATTATGGGCTAATGGCCGAAGTGCCAATAACTGAATTTCATATGGTTAGGGAATTAAATGAAACGATCTGAAGCACTGGAAAAGGTGCAGCTAATATTAAATGAACGTGGTGCTAGTTATGGCGATCTCCGTAAAAACTGGACGCAAACAAGCCAGATGATGAGTATGGTGGTCGGCAAAGACGTTACGCCGGAGCAGTTTGGCGCGATGATGATTGCGATGAAGCTGTCAAGATTGGCAAACAGCGAGTGCAGCCACGCCGACAGCCTGTTAGATATTATCGGCTATGCAGCCCTAACCTTGGAGATTTTGCACGATGAGCATTAAAGCAGTAAGTTGGGCATTGGAACAGTCACTTGGCGATAGCACTGCCAAGCTGGTGCTAATCGGCATCTGTGACCGTTATAACGATGATTATAATGTGGCGTGGCCTTCAATGAAGTGGCTGGCAATTGCGGCTGATTGCAGTGAAAGAACTGTGATCCGCAAGGTGCAAAAGCTGGAAGAAATGGGGCTTTTGGTGATTGAAAAGAGACCAAACAAGACCAACAGATACCAAATCATACCATTGCATAACAACCATAGTGACAACCTGTCACCTAGTGACACAGCTATGTCACCCCATAGTGACACCCATATGTCACCCGAACTATATAGAACAATAAATAATAAAAAGGGGAAAACTAAAGTTGTTGATTGGGAACCTGATGAGGCTGATCGCCAGTTTGCTGAAAGCAAGGGGCTGGATGCAGCCGAAGTGTTAGAGGCAATCCGGCTATGGGATAAGCAAAACGGCAATAAAGCCGCATATATTGACCTCACAGCCTTTTGGCAGAACTGGTGCATAAGAGACAGCAAAAAGAAGCCAAAGCGCGTCACAGGCCATTCTAGGCCGTCTAGGGGCAATTATAACAATCAGTCTAATGACTGGACGCCGCCGGAACGCAAGATGGTGACGCTCGATCAGTGGAAATCGCTGACTGATGGAATGCGAACCTATTACAAGCAAAACCGGCCAGACGTGATCGCTGAACTAAAGAAAGTTGGTGCGGATGTGTAAAAAGATGTGAATGGGTGTTGACAATGTGCTGGAAAAGGCGCAAGGTAAGTCATCAACAAGGAAACGGGAGTTCCAAAATGGTTAAACTTACAAAGACAAATGCCGCACAATGGAATGGTAACGGCTTCGGTGACAATACCGCAGAATGGGTTGTTGTTGGTTTTGAAAACATTGCGGTTCGCAAGCTGGGCATTAACTGGTTTGCTGTTGATATGTCAGAATATGCAATTCTGAATGGTCGCAAGATAAACAAGAAGATTGCAAAGGCTGACACAAAAGCGGCTTTGCTTGATGTGCTTTCTAACAAATTACAGGCGGCGGCATAATGCCCCGCCTGTTTGTCATAGCAGTATTGGCAGCCGGTTGTAGTTATACGCCGGTCGCTGATCTGCGGGTCAGCGGTGATAAAGCGCAGCTTTACCAGCGCGACCTTACTGAGTGCCGCCAGCTTGTTGATGAGGCGTTATCGCCGCTGCAAGTAGGGGCAAAGCATAAATGGCTAAATGATTGCTTGCGGGGTCGTGGGCATAGCGTATTGGGGGTCTGATATGGTTAAGGATACTATTGGAATGCTGTTTGTGACCGCACTGGTCATCACGTTTGGCACTAACGCAATCACGCAGGATTACAACATCTGGGCGTTGATGGTGCGGTTTGGGGGTTGATATGAAGATCACTAGAATGAAACGCGGTTATATTATTCGCTTGTCTGATGCGGAGTTTCAACTTTTAAGAAATATCGAGATGGAAGGCCACACAGCCTATGAAGAAATGCACGATGAAAATTGCACAGGATTGGATGCGCCAGAAAAGCGCATCCTGACTGAAGTTATAGAAATGAAGCGTGATTGGATGGCTGTAACCGATGACAGAAGAAATTGAATGCCCAGAATGTCTGGGCGATGGCTGGCTTGTTTATTGGGTAGGCAAGCGCGGAGCCAATGACCCTTGTGGCAGCGAAGTGCAAGATGATTGCGATGTATGTCACGGGTCGGGGATGATAGAGAACCCAGATTGGAGTGGAAACTAATGGCTAGAAAAACCAAAAAAGAAATTGCAGTTAAACCAGTGTTTGAAGATAACAGCACAAAATTGATTGTGCGGCAGATAGTTGCTGATCTGATTAGAGTGTCAAATGCGGCTGTGGCACTATCTGATGCGAATGAATATGATCAAACACATCGGCAACACGAGCAAAGAACATATATGCAACTTTGGGGGCATCGTGTTTATTTAAGCTTGCAAAAGCTAAACGCATATGCGCCAAATGATAGCGGCGATGAATTTGTTGATGAGACTATGGAGTATAGCAGCGATGGGTCAAGGCTCATTGAAGATTTGCACAACGATTTTATGCGTGATGCGGTTAAAGAATAACGTCAACAGCAAGGGGAAGCAAAGGGCGGCATTGACCGCCTTTTGTTTTGCGGATAACCTAGCGCGATGGATGACTATTGTTTGTTTTTTGAAAATGAAGTCGATTGCGGCATATGCGGCAAGGCAACATATGCAGTCGTTGAGGCTAACAGTGGCACGATCAACTGCACAGAGTGCGATGGCATTATCTTTGACGCACGCGATTGTCACGGTACGGTCGTCATATTAGAATTAGACAGCGAGACACAGCACTGATGCAGATCAACGTCAAAAGCAATATCAGCACGTTTGCAAAGGCAATGGATGCGTTCGGTCGCAACCAGATACCATTTGCCACGGCTAACGCATTGACCAGCACAGCGTTCGATGTACGCAAGCAGATCGTTGACGATACCTATCCAAGCAGCTTCACAGTACGCAACAAACGCTTTGCAAGCACGATGTTCCGCGTTGAGAAAGCCAACAAGCGCAACCTGACGGCGCGTGTATATGACCGGCTAGGGCGTGACTATATGACAACGCAAGCCGAAGGTGGGTTGAAGCGGCCACGCGGCAACAACATTGCAATCCCGTCAAGGCAAGTAAAGCGCACAGCATCGGGCAAGGTGCCAAAGGGCAAGCAGCCGCGCAACGTGCTGGGCGGCAAGGGATACAGGACAACGCTGCGGAGTGGGCAAGAGGTTATCGCAGAACAGACAGGGCGTGGTGCAGCGCGTAGGCAGCGCGTGCTATACCTATTGGAAAAGGTTGCACGCATTCCGAAGCGTTTTCCGTTCTATGA